GTTAATATGTACCCTGAGCTTGGCGACCAAATAGATGAAGAAACAGGGGAAGTAATTGAAGGTGTAATAAATGATATATCTGGAGTCATGGAAGAGGATTATCCTGATGCTCAAAATAAAATTTCTTATGAGTTTACTACGCCTGCTGAAGCCAAAGACAAAGATAGCATGCATGCGAAAACCTACCAAATCCTTGAAAGATTCTCGAAGGTAAAAGTTCCCTTTTATCGTATTGTTGATGCTAGAAGTCAGGAAGAGATGGTTTTGAATGAGCCTGAATTCGCTGAGTTTTTACAGGGCAATCCTGGTGTTTTTGAGCGTGGTTTGATGGATTTTGAAGAAGTAATGCAAACTAGAATACGGGCAGTGGCCAGTGTTGGTGAAGTTGTGTTATACGATACGATAATGAATAGTGATGTTTATCCCATTATACCGATGCCGAATGTATGGGCAAACACTCCTTATCCTCGTTCTGACGTATCGAGAGCGATGCCTATGCAAAGGCTTCTTAACAAACTCTGGTCACTAGCTCTATCTCATGCACAGGCGTCTGCAGGATTAAAACTTTTAGTTCCTATTGGAAGTGCGATAAATGGCGTTGAACAGTTAGAGGCAGATTGGGCTAATCCTAATGCAGTAATAGAAATTGATACATCTCAGGGTGAGCCTCATTATCCTGCGCCAACACCGTTGGCTTCTGAATTTTATAAGCTTATACAACAGTGCGAATTTTATATAGATTTTATATTTGGTTTGCCAGAGTTGATGCATGGCTTTTCTGAACAGGGACCTGATACAGCCCGTGGCACTGAAAGAATGGTTGCATTAGGAGGCGAAAGACCTAAATCAAAATTGAGAGATATTGAATATGCGCTATCAAGATTAGGGCGTGTTGTATATTCATATTCAAAAGCACACTACACATTTAAAAAATTCTTTAGGCTTGCCCAGCCTAATAATGACCTTACAGAGGTTATGGTAAATTATTATGATGATACGACTGACACTATTATTGATCTTATCAAAGATAGGCACAATATAGGAGAGCATGATGTACGCATTGAACCTGGATCAACATTACCAACCAGCAAATGGGCTGAGTTCAAGGTTTATCTTGAAGCATATCAATTAGGGTTGGTAGATAGGATAGAAGTGTTGAAGAAAAATCCAGAAATATTTGACAAAGAGGGAGTCATTCAGAGAATGAGTGAGATTGCTCAGCTGACACAGGCTAATGAGCAATTACAATCCCAAGTAAAAGACTTGCAGGGCGACCTGCAAACGGCAAGAAGGGAATCTGTGCAAGATCGTAAGAGAGTTGCTGTTGAGAAATTCAAAAGTGATCTCTCTGGAATTGCATCAGATGCTAAAGCAGACAAAAAAGTACAAGCCACGAGGCTTGCAAATGCAGTGAAGCTAGAGGTAGAGAAATCTAAGGGTATCACTAAACAGATAGAAACTGAAGCAAGAGCCCAAGGTTCAACTCAAGAAACCGAATAGACATTGCAGAAAGGTAAATAATGGAAGAACAAATTGCTGAAGCCAATACCGTTGTTGATGAGGTAATGGAGCAAGGCGCAGAGGACCTATACTCTGAGCCGCTTACAACACCCGACAGCGGGACTGAATACAATGATTCTTTGAGCGTTGATAGTGCGAATCAAACACTTTTTCAGGGATTCGAGGACGAAGTTCCTGAAAGAGCAGTAGAAAGCGAAACTTCGCATGTAAACTGGCAAGGAGAGAGCAAGAAGTGGCAATCTATGTATGATAGGTCACAATCTAGGCTTGACAAACTCGAAAATGCCATGGGTAACATGTTGGAGCTGCAAGCGAATACTGCTAATAAGAATACTGTTGCGCCAAATCAATCAGAACGTATTCAGATATCCGAAGAGGAATTTAACCCTTGGGATGCCTACTATAAGCCGAATTCTAAATCGTACCAATTCCGCGCTGAGCAGGAGAGGTCGATGGTTGATGAGGCTGTTCAAGGTCATTTACAAAAAATGAATGAATCAATAACCTTGAATAATACTGTGAATGAATTAAAGAACAACCATAGGATGGAAGACGCAGAAATCCGAGAGTTCTTAGAGTTTGTTACTCAGCCTAAGGAGGCTGTAGGTCTCAACAATCTTGTAAAGCTCTGGCGTGATGCAACTGGTCAGACATCTAATGCGAGTCCTCAAAATTCATTACAAGCCGTGAAAGCGGCGAAAGGCGCTCCTCGTTCACCAGGTGCATTACCAGGTAAACAGCCTATCCGTAAAAAGGAAGCTGATGTTGCGTGGGAAAAAATAATGGGCAGTGGTGCAACAGGGAGTCGAATTCCTTAATAATAATAACGAATGAGGTAATTAAATGGCTGTAAATCAAAATACATTACATGTAACAGATGTAGTGTCTGCTGGTTCTCAAAGTCATCATTCGGATCATGGGACGACACCTGATAACAGGCGGTTATATAATTTTGGCGATAGAGTTGCTGATCTTTCACCCGAAGAATCTCCATTCTTCGTGTACTTATCAAAAGTAGCTAAAGCTCCAACTGATGACCCTGTATTTAGGTTCCTTGAAGATCGTTCCAAAGTTGATTGGACCGATAGATCATTACTAGCAGCAAACAGTCCTGGTACTGTTGTAGCTGGTACTACTTATGCTTTTGCTGTAGATTGTGACAATGCACAGGCTGGAGGAGATTCCTCTGGTGGCGCATCTTGTGACTTTCTTGTAAAAGGCATGGTTTTAGCATTTAACGGCTTAACAGGAGCTACTAATGATTACAGTTCTGTAGTCGTTAGAATAGACAGCGCACCTGCGGACCAAGGTACTTCTACTACATTTAATGGTAAAGTACTCTCTGTCCCTGGAAATGTTTCAGGCGATAATGCTATTAATGCTAATGATAAAGCACAAGTAATCGGTACTCAATTTGACGAAGGATCAGGTTCTCCTGATACTTGGTCTGGTGAACTAGATGATGATTTTGGATACACTCAGATATTCAAAACAGCTGCTGAAATGACGAATACAGCAATTGCTACTCGATATCGCGGATATGCAGACGAATGGAGCCGTATTTGGGCTCTTAAACTTCGTGAGCATAAAGTTGATATTGAACGGTCAATGCTATATGGTCAAAGAGCAAGGCAAGGCAAATCTCAATTAACCGACGGAATGGTCGGGCATATTGTTAGAACTGTCACACCTACTGATGGTGGCAGCAACTTCTCATATAGTCGTGGTAGTGCATATATGAAAACTACTACTACTGGTGAATTCACTTATGATAAATTCCTAGGTGATTTAGAAGTTGTTTTCGACCCTGCTCGTGGTGGCTCTGCTGAGAAGCTATGTTTGGCAAGTTTACCTGTAATTACTCAACTTAATAAAGTTGGTAGTGGCGGTTTCTTGGATATTTCAACTGCAAGTACTCAAGTAACTATGCCTGCTCCTTTAGAAGGACGTACAGGTGCTTTCGGACATAAAATCATGCAACTAGAGACGATTCATGGTGGTCTCGCTATTGTTAAAGAACCCCTATTTAGAGGTTATAGCAGTGGTTTGATGCTTATTGTTGATATGGGACAGGTAGCTTACCGTCCATTAGTCGGCAATGGCGTGAATCGTGATACTCACATTATTACTAACGTACAACAAGCTGACGAAGACCTACGCAAAGATATGATTATCACGGAAGCTGGATTAGAAATCACAGTTCCTGAAAGTCACGCTTTGTATAGTTTTGAGTCCTTATAATAGGGAGGTAAATAATGAGAGCTGATTATCTTAATGAAAGTAGTGGGTCTACTTTTCATTATAAAAAGAATGTCGAAATGGTAACGGCAGCACGGACACTTACTGCTAAAGATAGCGGTAAAGTGTTTACACTGGATTCTGCTGATGGTGCTTATTCTATAACACTTCCTACTGCTACTAGTGGTGAGCAAGGAACACATTATAAGTTCATTGTATGGGAGGAAACTCCTACTGCTGCAATTACGATTGCTGCAGGCAGTGCTATTGTAAGCCTGGTCATGAAAGACGCTGGCGGCGATGCATCTAACTCAACTGCTGGAACTCAAGTGTCAAATATTGTTATTGGTACAAGCGCCCAAAAAGGCGATTATATTAATGCAATGTTTTGGCAAGGAGAGTGGGTAGCAGAGTGTATGTCTAGTATTAATAATGCTGTGACGACATCGTAATCCGTAAGGATTAACAGTTTTGGATACTGTGGGGGCTATCGTATAAAGGATAGTCCCCGAACATCCTAAAATTTTAAATAAAAGGAAATGCTATGGCTGATTATAATGCA